CATGCCATCTGTTCATTTCCCATACGACGACTCAGGCAAAAAAGCGGCTCAGAGAGCTGTTGGTCTTCATCCCGCGGCACGATTGGTTGCTGACAAAAATTATCCTCAGCCAAAAAAAGGTGGCAGGGTTAAACCTAAGCGTGTAGACGAAGTACCTAGCGGTAATAGATACGCCTAATTATGGCAGCTTTAACGCTTCTGCCTGTAGATACCATCTATTTGACATATGATGGGTACACTACAGCAGATACTATCGATTACGCCGACTCTCCAAGCACTCGCGCAGAGAAAATAGCGGATTCTTCTTCGTATTTGACTCAAGTGAAATCTCTTACTGTAGGCGATGATTACACATTTACTAGAGATATTAATACATTGGCGGTTACCACTAGCAGCTTAAACCAGCACAGTACTACCACCGTTGATGTGCAGATATTATCCGGTGACAACTTTGTTTCATCTGGTTACGCTCTAATAGGTGCTGAGGTTATTTCCTACGCATCAACTACAGAAACACTAGGGTCTACTACTTCATTAGACACTCTTGAAAGAGGTTTAGCAAGCACAGCAGATGTTACTCATTCATCTGGCGCAAGCATAATCCCAGTTGTTCCAGGCACGATAGTTAGTATAGAGCACAACAAGGATGACGACGTTTTTCATATACATACTTCATGCACTATACCTAATGCTCAATATGGGGATATAGTAGAGAATAACTTGATCGCTATACCAGAAACAAACGTGTCTATGGTAAAATACGTTGCATGAGCTTAGCATACACTCTTGTACATAGTTACCCTAGGGAAGAAATACGTGCTATTTTAGCCACAGAACTTGAAAGAAGGGTAAAGAATGGGAAAGACAAATGGGTTGCTCTTGAGGGACCGCAACGAGAGTTCGTGTATAGTGAGCATCCTCACATTCTCTTCGGAGGTGCCCGAGGAGGATCGAAATCTGTTGGAATGCTGCTGGCTTTCAGGAGACATGCAGAGCTCTACGGATCAGATGCTCACGGGCTATTATTCCGTAGAACTTACCCGGAAACAGGGGAACTGGTTAAGTTAGGCCAGCATGTATTTGTAAAGGAAGGTTGGGAGTGGAAAGTAGGTGAAAGAAAATGGGTAAGCCCTAAGGGTTCTACCCTGCAGTTGAAGCATCTGGACGAAGATAACGATGCTATGAAGCTGCAAGGCTTTTCGGTTACTTTCCTTGGGTTTGACGAGTTAGGAAACTGGCCGTCGCCAGATCCTATTGATCTGCTGCAGGCAACTATGAGATCTGCAGCCGGCGTGCCCACACTATTTCGGGCTAGCGCCAACCCGGGTGGCCCAGGCCACGGTTGGGTCAAAGAGAGGTACATTGATAAAGAGGAAGAAGGCAAGCTTTTTATTCCGTCTAAGATAACGGACAATACTCCTCTGATGGAGAATGACCCAGGTTATATAGAGCGGATAAAATCTTCTGGACCAGATTGGCTTGTTAAAGCATGGTTAGATGGCGACTGGAATATAGCTCCTGGAGCCTTTTTTGAGTCAATCTGGAACCCAGTTGAGCATGTGGTAGAACCATTCGATATACCATTAGAGTGGCGTAGGTGGAAAGCCTACGATCACGGGTATAAATCCCCTGCGGGGTGCGTGTGGTTTGCACAAGATTATGATGGATGTGTTTACTTGTACAGAGAGAGGTATTGGGCAGACAGGCCCAACGTAGGCTCAGAGACTCCAATAGAGCAAATAGCTGAAGACATATTGGAGGCAGAGGCTAAAGAGAAAAAGCTGGGAATAAAATTTCGCGGCAACATAGCTGATTCGGCTATATTTATGAGAGACGGCAGACATAAGTCTGTTGCTGATGTGTTTAACGACTACGGTGTTTTTTGGGAACCAAGCGCGAAAGGGCCAGGATCTAGAGTCCAGGGGCTTAACGAGTTTATTGACCGATTAAACGCTGAATCTTTTAAGGTTTTTGCTAATTGCAAGCACTGGTTGAGAACTGTACCATCTCTTCCGGCAGATCCTAAAAAGATTGAGGATATTGACACTAAGGCAGAAGATCATTTGTTTGACGCTACAAGGTATGGCCTAATGCACAAGAGAGCGAAATCAAAGAAACCTAAACCAAAGAAAACTGATCCTAACCCGTTTACTCTAGAATGGTTAGATAGGATAGAAGAACTTTACGAGGATTATAACGATGGCTGATCTAGAGATCTCCGCATCAAGCTCAACGATAGCTCCCGATGTTTCATCTAATTCTAAGGGCTTAATCAGAGAGTTTCAAAATAATATTGGGCTTTCATATAGAAAATGGAAGCGGAGGTACAGGGAAATAGAGCACAGCCGTAGATATGCTCTAGGAAGAACAACCTGGCGCTCTCAGACCGTTACGCCTGGCCAGGCAAATCAAGAAGCTGGCAGAATAATTAAAGGGAACATTATCCATGCAACGCTTCAGAATATACTACCTCTTATTTATGCAAAAAATCCAGAGATTCAGGTAAAGCCTAACGAACACGTCGATCCTTCTGGATACGAATATAGAACCGCTGATTTATTTGCTAATACTCTTCAGATAGTTCTAAATAGCTGCCTTCTTAAAGCTGATTTAAAAAGGGTATCTAAACAGGTATTACGATCTTGCATGGTAAGCAAGATTGGTATCGTCAAGGTTACATACCAAAGAGATTATATACAAGATCCTTTGGTTAGTAGGCAATTAGACGACGCGCAAGAAACTCTAGCCTCTCTTATGGATACAGTCAGGAGAGAGGATTCCGTTGATGAACAAGACAAAGATGCCTTAGTTCAAGAACAAAACATGATCGTAGAAAGCTTACAGAAAAATGTAAGCGTTCTTCAGAGAGAGGGATTAAACCTAGGTTACGTTCGTCCTGAGGATTTCAGGATGGATACCTCGCTTGATTCTATTTCGGACTATAAACAAGCCCGTTGGATGGCCAACAGAACTTGGATGACTCCGAAAGAGGTTATGACACGCTTTCAGCTTTCTAAAGAGCAGATAGAAAAGTTCACAACTTACCGCAGGAACCAGAACGGAATTCCACAGCGCTTGACAAAAGATTCTAACGTTGGAGAGGGCGAAGACGTTTCTGTTGCATTAGCAATCTGGGAGTATTGGGACAAAATAACCCAGACTGTATATACCTGGGCCGAGGGCGGGGACTCATATGTTAAAGCACCATTCCATCCTACAAAAATGGGTGACTGCTGGTTTCCTTTCTTTATATTAGGGCTTAACTGGGTAGATGGAGAAGAGTGGCCAATATCTGACGTCGATCTTCTTGAGAATCTTCAAGACGAGTACATGACGATAAGGACGCAGGCATCTAAGCATAGGGATCTTTCCGCGCCGTTTTATGTTGCTGATTCAAGTAGAATTAACTACGAAGATATCGAAACATTCTCTAATGCAACCATTGGTGATATAGCTTTGATTAACGCCTCAGGCGCTGGAGTAAATACGGTATTCCAACCCGCTACCGTCCCTCCGTTTAATCCGATGGTTTATGATACGTCAGCCATTAGGCAAGATATAGAATGGATAAGCGGTTTGGGAGATGCTGCTAGAGGTTCTGTTGCTAGGTCTAAAACCGCCACAGAAGCTAACATCTTGCAAGAGGGTTTATCAACTAGGGTAGGAGAAAAAATTGATCTTCTGGAAGAGTGGTTAAAGGATGTTGCTACGTTTTCCGCAGAAATATTGCTGCAAGAAATGTCTCCTGAGATGGTATTACAGGAAGCTGGTCAGAACGCTTTTTGGCCTCAAGTTGATAAGCAAACGCTTTACGATCGCACGTTTATTGAAATCAAGGCTGGCAGCACGGAGTTGCCAGATAAAAACACAGAGCAGATGCGCTGGATAGAATTAATGCCTATAATCATGCAGAACATCGATGCTATACAATCTATGCGCATGTCAGGCATCCCTGACGAATTCAACCCGTTTATAAATCTTGTAAAAGAGACTTTCAAGCGGTTTGATGAGAGAATAGACGTTGCAAAGTTTATTCCTCCTATTCCGCAGGATGTGATGGAATATGCCCAGCAGAATCAGCAGATTCAAGCAGCTATGGGCGTTGGTGGTAATATGTACGGTGGTCAACCGGCTCAAAGGCCGGGAGGTAGGGCGAACCCTGAGTTTGTTAGACAGGAAAACGCTCCGGCAAACAGGGTTAATCAGCGATCAAGGAATCAATATCGTAACCCAGAAGATATGAACAGCTAAGGGAGAAAACATGGCTCAACCTGAACTAAGCAACGAGGAACTATTCGATTCAACCAAAGATGTGCTTTCTAAAGCTTTTGACGAGATGCAGGAAGACAACTCTACGGAGGAAGACGAATTAGATTTAAACACTCCAACCTTTGATGAGGCTCAGGAAGAGCAGAAAGCTGAAGAAGAACCTAAAGCAGAGGTACAAGAAGAGCCTGAAAAGGAGGAGGAGAAAACTCCAGAGCCAGAAGTAGAGGCTAAAGCCGAAGAGAAGCCGGAAGAGACTGCGGAGGTAGAGCTCAGCGACGAGGAGATTCTAAACAATCTCAAGCCGAAAGCCCAAGAAAGGTTTAAAGATCTAGTTTCTAGGTCTAAAGAGCTAGAAGATAGGATATCGCAGCTAGAACCTTCTGAGGCAGTAGCTTCTCACGTTCTGAATTCTGGAACTCAGCCAGATCAGCTTAATTTCGCTCTAGACGTGTTTAAGGGGCTTAATTCGGGAGATTGGGAACAGGCTAGAGCTGCGTTAAGCAAAATAGACGAGTTCTCTAACATTATAGCTGAAAGATTAGGAGTTTCTGACCAGGGCCAAAACGATAAATCTTCGTTTGGAGATTTTGACGATTTATCTCAGGCTGTAGAAAACCTAGAAATGTCCGAAGATTGGGCAAATAAATTGGCTCAACAAAGGGTTCAGCAGAATTCTATAAACCAGTCTAAACAAGAATTCGAGAGGCAGAGCCAAGAAAGTTATCAGCAGCAGCAAGCTTTTTCGCAAAACCAGGAAAAAGCGTATAATGAAATCAAAGCTTGGGAAGAGAGCATAAAAACATCAGATGCTGACTTTGAGTCAAAACGTGATATAATGTTGGACATCGGCGAAAAGATAGCAAATTCGGGAGTTGATCCCAGTAATTGGCTACCTCTTCTCAAAAACGAATACGAGGTTCTAACTAGAGGAATGTCGCTTGCCTCTAAAAATAGAGCTTCTGCTAGTAAAAATTCTGGGCCCCTAGCACCCAGTAGTTCAAGTAGCGGCAATGTGGATGGTAGTGAATTAAAGCAGGCAGAAGTAACGCCTGAGTTTTTACAGTACCATCTTGATCAACTACATAACAGGTAAAAGGGCGTAAAAGCTGAGCCCCGCCCACTCAGTAGCACAAGACAATGCATTCGTGCGGCAAACCTGTTTCGGTACTACTAACAACCTTTTGAGGAATATCAAAAATGGCTACGAATACAGCCCTAAACAGCAATGATATTACCCAGCTGGGTTATGTAGCTCTTCAGAACTATCTGAAAAACAAACCTATCGATCAGGTAGCTCAGGAACGTCCTCTGCTTAAAGCCCTGACTTCTAAAAAGAAGCCTTGGGGCGGTGGTAAAGAGAACATTGTTGAGCAGATCCGAACGGGCTATGACAGCAACTTCCAGTGGTTTGGTGAACATGCAACTACCAAAAACACTACGGATACTGTCACCTACAACACGCGCGATACGGTACGCCAAGCGTACTGGCCGTGGTGTTCGGCGCACGATGGTTTCTATTTCACTGAAGACTTCTTGCTCGGTAACGGTATCATCGTTACGGATTCTGCACCGCGGAATTCTTCTTCTGCTGGTCTCGTCCAGCTCACCAATATCTTCAACGAAGGCATGGAAACTCTGCGCCTTGGGTTTGAAGAGATTCTCGATCTTTCGCTTCACCTTGACGGAACTATCGATCCCGGCGGTTCTGGTTCGAGCTCGAGTGGTCGTATTATCAACGGTCTTGACTTCATTGTCAACATCAAAGATACTTCGAGCACTGTCGGCGGTATTACTAAAACCGCTCACACTGGCTCCAACTACTGGAACAACCATTGGAACGACGGTTCTGGCCTGAACGACGGCGGCGCTACTGGCACCGGTGTTGCTCAAGCGGATCTTATCGATGAAATGACGAAAATGTGGCGTGAATGTCAGAAAAATGGCGGCAGCCCTGATCTGATCATCGCTGGTTCTACCTTCATCGATCACTTCCGTGCAGCTTCTGAATCCGCAGTGTCGCGCTATGCTGTTCAGCCGACCCAGCAGGCTCAGATGCCATGGCACATGGATCCGTCTGTTGAAGTCAAGAACGGTGGAACTTTCACCGGCCTTTACTTCCAGGGTGTTCCGATCCTTTGGGATCCGACGTTCGATGGTGGATGCACAACGAAAGATAGCTCAGCTACTTATGACTGGAAACGTCGCTGCTACTTCATCAATACCAATCACATGGCCCTCCGTCCTATCGAAGGCAATGATATGGTTGCGAGAAAGCCGCCGCGGCAGTACAACAAGTATGAGTACTACTGGGGTATGACCTGGCGTGGTTCTTTGACGGCTAACCGTCTGAACTGCCATGGCCTTATCTGGAGTGTGGCTTAAACCTTGACGGGAAGGGGGAGCCTGGTCGCTCCCCCGACCCTCTTTTTTATAGGGAGAAAACATGTACCAAGTTCCTAGAATTTTGATCGAAATTGATAACGATCAGTTTACTAAACCTTCTAAGAAAATACCTTCTCACGAACTTCCGTTTTATCTAGAGAGGTATGGTCCCAACATTAACATCAAAGAAAAGCTTAACGATACATACGATATCGATAGCTTAGAGGAAGAGTGGACAAGACTCTGCACCCAGTGGGGTGAAGGAGCCACGCTTTCAGTATTTGGTAGACCCCCAGAAGGTTTGACTAGCAAACTTGACGAAATAGTGGCAAAAGAAAGGAATGTCAAGAACACTTCTAAGTCTACGAACAGAGCTAGCGCAACGGCTGGGGTTTAGTGCTTCTGGAACTGCGGCTATAGCGCAGACAGATATATTAAACTCTGCTCTTAGAAGCGCTCAAGACCAACTATTTTACGAGTTTGGTGATCTACTCACCAAGAAAGTAAATGACACGACACCAGGTACCACTACTGCTGGTACCGCTTACTATTCTTTTCCATCTGACTGTGATCCATATAAGCCTTTAACCGTATCTATCCAGAGGCAAGGAACTGGTAGATTCTATGAACTACAAATCGGTATTGGGGTTCATAGGCATAACGATCTACCCGTTCTTAATCAAATGGATCCCGTTAGATGGGATGTTATTGATGACGCTGGAACTGCTAAGATAGAAGTTTGGCCAGTCCCTAACGACAGCACATCTAAATTCCGGTTAGAATACAACGCCGGATTGACAGCGTTTTCAGCCGACTCAGACACAGCTACGGTAAATCCTCAGCTTATTTTGTTGCATGCTCTCGCAACAATGAAAGCTCACTACCGCCAGCCAGATTTTGAAATATACGCTAACCAGCTATCTCAGCTGCTAGGCAGAATTAAATCAATCGGTCTCGTGGGAGGCGGATCATTTCGCAGGTACCATAAACGTACTGCAAACTTTTATCTTGATCCTGGTAATGATCTGCAAATATCCACGCAATCTCAGTACGAGATAGCATCAATCATCGCTAAAACCTACGTCTCTACAGTAGATGCTGGTTCTGGCTCAGACTACATCGTAACGAGCTAATATGTCTACCATAACAGTACCAACGATGACCCCCAGGAGTGGTACCACTGGGGGATTAGATGATGTTAACGATTTCCTTCATGTTGCTAACTCTTCTTCGGATAATAGACTTACTCCTGGTCAATTAACCAACTATGTACTTGGTGGAACATTAGGGGGTGCTAATATAACCGCTGTAGCAGATACAGCTGCTTATACAGTAACTCTTAATCTGGATACAACCATCACAGGGTTGTCCTCCGTTACGTCTACATCTTTTGTTGGTGATCTTACTGGTAATGCTTCCACCGCAACTGCTTTAGAAACTGCTAGAAACATAGCCGGGCAAAGTTTCGATGGTACAGCAGATATTGATATAGCTGTAGGAGATCTTTCCAACGTATCTTCTACTTCTCCTAGCACGGGTGAAGTGCTTGGCTGGTCAGGAAGCGAGTGGGCACCTACAACTGGTGGCGCAGGCAGCGTGACAAGTGTTGCGATTGCTGGAACCGATGGTATAGACGTAGACAGTGGGTCTCCTATAACAGGCTCTGGAACAATTACACTAGGATTGTCTAGTATTCCTAATAGTTCGCTAGCA